CAGGAAAAAATAAATCTGAATTATTTGAAAAATATTGCCAAATCACCGAAGGAATAAGAGTCAATTTAGATGATGGCTCCAAAAGAATTAAAATATGCTTGGAATGTAATATTGAAAAGATTTTAAATATTGCAGAATCTTCTTACATTTGTCAAGAATGTGGTGATATGGAAGTAATTATATTAGATGAAGATGTTAAAATCAAAGACTATTCTCCTTATAAAAGATTAAATAGGTTCAGAGAATGGTTAAATGCATTTCAAGCTAAACAATCCCCTGAAATTGATGACCAAATTTATAGAGATATTATTGAAGAATTAAATAGAAAGAGAATTAATGATTTATCTACATTAAATAGGTCCAAGATGAGAGAAATTCTTAAAAAGCTTAAATATAATAATTTATATGAACATATTCATTATATTATCAATAAATTATCTGGTTTACCACCACCTAAAATAACTAGAGATATGGAAAAAATGTTTGTTAAAATGTTCTTACTCATTCAAGACCCTTGGATGAAACATAAACCAAATGATAGGAAAAATTTCTTATCATATTCCTTTGTTTTACACAAGTTTTGTGAATTGTTAGAATTAGACCATTTATTAGATTGTTTTCCACTACATAAACAATTAGACATCTTGATGGAAAACGACGTTATTTGGAAAAAAATTTGTAATGATTTAAACTGGGATTTTATTTCATCCTTCAAATAAAAAAAATCTAATTATGTATAATGAATCAAATTATACATAATATCTCTGTAATTCTTATCTTTTTTGGTGCAATTTTATTAACTTATAATTTAACAAAAAGTTATAATAAATGTACTATTGTAAAACAAAACGAAATGACCGATGGAAAACAATTATTAGACCAAGATAGACCTTCTCAAATTTATCAAAAAATGTTTAGAGACAATGGTGTATGGATGGGTTACGCTGATTTTGACGCTAAAAATCAAATGAACACAAATTTAATTTAAAGATTAATATTTATTAATGTTTAATGCCTGAAGTTGATTATTTACTAAAAGACCCAATTGTACCAGATAACCAAAAGTTTTGCTGCATGTCTCTATGGTTAAGTGATGATAAGAAAACTGTTAAATATATTCGTGTAAGCGCCTCTTTCAAAACACTAGAGGAAGCTCAAGAACAAGTTGCTCTACTAGGAGATAATAGAGGTCATTTTAATTTTTGCGCCGAAGTAGGAGCTTGGGTTGCTTTTGACCCTACTCCTAATCGAGGTAATTTGAATGACCAATTGAATTTAATGATGAAAAATTATTTGATTAATTTTCAAAGAAAAAATCTTGAATTTGAAAAGAGAAAATATAGTATGGTTGCTAAAAACGTTAGAGAAAACCGTTTACTCAAAGAAGAACAATTAAATAGATTTAAGGAAGAAATAAGAGAATTAACTAATGAAAAAGATATTGAAAAGAAAAAGGAACAAATAAAAATATTTGAAGATTCAATTAAATCTTTTAATGATAAAATTAAAGAAAATGAAGACAAAGAAAAAGAATACGAAGAAAAATTACAAAATATTGTACCAGATGTTCAAATAATTCCTGAAGACAATACTATTGAAAATCAAAACACTCCCTTTGTTTTTGAAGGCACAGTTAAAAGAACTACTGAAAAAGTAGATAATCAAAATTGGTATTGTATTTCATTTTTGACTGAAGAAAACAAAACATTAGTAGGTATTAAAATTAGTGGATGTTTTGAGAAAGAATCAGAGGCTAATGACCATTCCAAAGCATTAAGAGATATTAACGATAAATTTAGTTTATTAGTAGGAGAATTATATAAATGGTGTCCTTTTAATCCTGATGCAGATTCCCAAGAAGCGGGTGAATCTGAATATTCAAATGATAAATTGAATGAAACAATGAAAGCCAAGAAAGAAAATGAAAAGAAGGCTCAAATGTTTCATGAATATAGAAAATATGAATTAATTAATAAAAATCTACAAGAGAGTTTGGTTAATAAAACAAATGAAAAGGAAGAAATTAAGAAGAATATGGAAAATGCAGAAAATAAATTATCTTACGAAGAGAAATTATTAGAACTTGAGAAACAAATTGAAAAATTAATGGCAAAGAAAGCTGAAGTTACTGAGAAAGAAAAGGAACTTTCTGATAAAATCGGAATTGATAAGATGAAGGAACAATATGCTGCAGGTGCGAATACTAGTATTTAATTTCTAATTTTTTCAACAACTAATTTAATATTATTTCTCTTTTTGGCCAATGCTAAGCCTGGGTCAAAAATAGGCAATCTTTTATTCCATTCTCTATCAAAGTGTTCTTTATGGTATCTTTTATATTTAGGAGAACCAACTGTAAAATCAGGTACATCTTTTGCTTTATACCAATAGACTTTATCAGCTATATTTTTAGAATGTACACGGTTATCAATAACCATAACTCCATAATTTTCGGTGATTTCACCAAAAACTTGTTCAAAAACAGCTAAAGTTGGAAACATTCCAGCGTAGTGTTCATACAATCTTTTTCTATTGTTAGTAAAATCTTCTGCCAATAAAAAAATATAATCAAAGTTACTTCTTAATTCAGGTGGAATTCCCAGAGAGAATTGCATAGTTAAAATAAATGATATATGATGGTGTCTTCCGTTAAAAAATAATTCTAATACTTGAGGGTCCTTTAACCATTCCCCTTTACTAGACATACAATCATCCATGATTAACATTAAACTATCATCCTTTTGTTTTTTTCCTTCCTTCTTTCTTTTAGAATTATCTTCATTTAATTTAGCTTGTCTTTGATAAATTTTAGATAAAATCTCAGTATCAAAATTATCAAAAATATAACTATCTGGACAGAATTCGCCATAAAATCTGTTTAGTTTCTCTGTTTTAGAAATTACAGTAACCGCTGGGATATTTCTTTTATGGTAAAGAATTTCACGAGTTAAATAAGATTTACCTGAGGCTCTTTTAGCAATCATAGCAATTGTGCAATGCTCTGCCATTTTGTGAATAGGGAATTTTTTTAATTGTAATCTAGATGCTCCAAAAGTAATATTTTTTGTATTGCCACTCATTAATATAGGATATAAAAAAATTTATTTTCTTTTTTTATTTTTTAATTTCTTCTTCAAATAACTCTCTATCTCGTAATTTTTTAAATGATTAGCACACTTTATTGAATTAAGATAATTCTCACTAGTAATGTTATATTTACATAATAAGTCAATAATTTCTATACTATTTTTAACAACGGCATACATTAATGGAGATTGATATCTAGTATTTACCATATTAACATCTGCACCATAAGATAATAATAATTCTACAATTTCTATAGGTTTTAATGTAATTGCATACATCAATGGAGTACAATTATAATGGTCTTGTTGATTTACATTTATATTATTTTTTAATAATTCTTCAATAATCTCATAAGAATGATTACCTGCGCTAATAGCCCCCATTAATAAATTATGCATCTGGTCATCAGTAGTATTAATATCAGCTCCTTTTTTATATAAATCATAAGCTGGTTTAAAAAGGTTTAATTTAATTGCTAAATTCAATGCAGTAATACCATCTTTATTTTTATAATTAACATTAAAATCATATTTACATAAAATATCTAATGCATCAAGATGTTTCATTCTTAATGCATAAAAAATAGCAGTTTCCTTATCATTATCAATAAAATCCAAATTCATTTTTTTTTTACACATTTCTTCTATAATTGCTAAATTACATTGTTTGCATTGATGAGGTGCATCCTCTGTATTACCAGCTAAAGCATAAATCATAGCAGACCTATTTTCTGAATCAACTAGGTCTAAATTAGTCCCTGCCTCTATTAAAAATCTAGACCTAGGTAAATTATTATTAATAGAATACATCATCAATAATGTTTTACTTTTATAATAAGTTCTATTGACTATTTTATTCCACAAGTAAGGATTATTATAAAATTCCTGATTTATAAACAATATTGGAATAATGTCTCTGTAAAAGTCAGATGACAATAAGATTTCTATTACATTTACTAACATACTTTTTATAAAATAATATTAAAAGCATATATTAATCAATTTTTCTAAAGAAGCATACTAAATAGATAATAAAACACATTATTTTTTTAATTTTTTAATTACAAACTTTTCTATATTTTAAAAAGTATTTTCTAGAAAAGTTTTTAAGAATTCTCTCTCTCTCTCTCCGCTAAAAAGTGGATCCACTTAGTGGATACTATAAAAAATCATTTAAGAATATAAAATCTACCTTATAATATACAATGGAAAAGTGGACAGAACCTAAATGTGTCCTATGTAATAAGGAGTATAAGAGTAAAAAATCTTTATGGAATCACAATAAAAAATATCATCAACCTGATATAAGCCATAAACCGGCTGATGATAAGCCAAATATAAGCCAAAAACAGTTGATATCGTACTCTTGTAATATTTGTAATAAAGAATATAAGCATTTTCAAAGTAGGTGGAAACATGAACAAAAGTGTAAAAAAGTGGAAAAGGAAAAAGAGAAAGAGGATGAGTTTATCGAACTTAAAAACAAAATGAAGAAATTAGAAAAGTTAATTAAAAAATCAGGTAGTAATAATATAAAACAGAATGCAAATCAAATTATGAATGGTAATATAAATAATACCTATAATAATATTCAAATAAATGCATTAGGTTTTGAAGATATTAAAAATAAATTAACAGATAATGAAAAACTGAATATATTAACTAGTGGTATTTTTGATGAATTCCCTATTATTGAATTAGTAAGAAAAACATATATGGATGATAAGTTAAAGGATAATAGAAATACAATGATCACTAATTTACAAAATACAAGTTGTTTAACTTATAATAAAGATACAAATCAATTTGATGCAGTTAATAAAATGAGTCATATTGACAACTTAATTAAATGCAGAAAGGACGATATTATAAAAATGTATGAAGATATGAATAAAAAAATAAAACCTAATCATAAACAAATATTAGAAGAGTATTTAGATAAAATTGAATCTATTAAAGAAAATGAAATGTATAAGAAACATAAGGAAGAAATAATTTATATAATTTATAACTGTAAAAATTATATGAAAGAGTTGAAAGAAAAATTAGATGAAATAGATGCATTAGAGTTATCTGAGTCTGAATCTAGTGGATATTAATATATAAAAATATTTTTTATCCCCATCTATTTTACCATTCAGGAAAGTCAGTATACACTTCTAAATTATTGGCAGCATAATCTATATTATACGCGGGAATATTTCCACCTGTTTGTTTAGCTACCACAAAATCAGGATTTAATTTAGATGTACCTAAAGTAGGTAAGCCAGCACCAGAAGTTGGTAAACCAGCACCAGAAGTGGGTAAACCAACACCGGAACTAGGTAAATTAACATTTGGAGCTCGAAGACTACCAGGAGCAGGTGCAGAATTCATAAAAGCCATACCAGTATCAATATTCCAAAATAATACTAAACCAACAATAGCAGAAGCTAATAAAGGTAATTTAACATTATCATAAATTCCGTCTCTTTTTTTACATCTTTTTTTATCATCAACATATTGAAATAAATAGATTATTCCAAATGTAAAAAATAAAATAAAAAATTCTTTTAAATTTTCAAAAGTTAACATTAATTTATATAAGAAAATAATCTAATATATTATAATGGAAATAATTACTATGCTCAGAGTTGAACGTTTAATTAAATATGTATTATTAGGTTTAATCGTTATTTTAGCACTTTCATATATACCAGAAACTAAATTACCAACAAAAGAATTAATAATGATTGGTGCTACAACTTCAATTGCGTTTGCAATACTTGATATGGTTTCTCCTACACTAAGATATAAAAAAACCTAGAAATTCAAATAATTATTAAAGAATTTTCTTTTACTTTTGCTAGAGTCTTTACTTTTAGCACTGTCTCCACCACCGGCTTGACCTTTTCCGGCTAAATTATTAGTAAATATTTCCTGATAATTTTGCTCGTTTGTTTCTGGATGATAAGATAAGGATGTATCTATTTCAGCATCACCTAAATCTTTTTCCAAAATGTTTTTAATTTTATCATCTATACTATTATAATTTTTCTTTTCACTTTCACTAGTTGTTAAATTTTTAGTTGCTCTGGTGATTGGAGTATCGTTATTGTTTGGGCTAGTATCACTATCGGTGCTTTTCTTATTAATAATATCTAAAATTTTAGAATTTAAATCCTTTTCTTGATTACCTCCATTTTGTTTTATAGGCTCTTTTGAGTCTACAGGTTTATTATCTTCGGCTAATCCTTTTTGAATTAACTTTTTAATATTATTTTGTTCTCCTTCACTTAATAATTTATCATAATCATTACCATCAACATTAGCTTGAAGAGGTTCTTCTAAGTATACGTCTAAAATTTCTTTAATAGGTAAAGACTTTCTAACTCCTTCTCTAATTGCTTCTTTTACTAAATTAAGAGTATCTCTTTGATTTCTTTTTAATTCAATTGGAGGGTATTGATTATACATTAAATAAGGATTATTCCAAAGCTCTTTTGCACATTCAATATAAACACGATGAATAAAGTCTTCTATTTTAACATCCTTGTAATATTTAGAGTCTACTTTATTTTTTGTAGAATTATAAGTTAATACTATGATGTTTGCTTTAAGAGTTGCTTTAACTAAATCAGGTAACCAACTATAACTTTTTGAATTATTCATAATTCTATCTGTTTCTTGTTTAATTGTTTCAGGATTCCATTTAGGAACTAATTTTAAAAATGTTTGGAAAACTTTTAACACATTATTTGAATCATCACTAGTTTTTAGAGCTTCAGTATAGATAGATTGTAAACCTTCGTAAATCAAAGGAGTCAATACATTAACTAGTTGAATAGTGTATTCAGATTTCGTTTCTATAAAAAAATTAATCATATTAAAATAAGTTAGATATTTTTATGTGATTAAACTTAAATATTTTTATTGCCTTATATTACCAGCTTTATTAGTTAAATAATCCAAGTCTTTTTGAGTTACACATAAGCAACCACTTCTATTACTAGGACCATCAGTGCAACTGAAATTATTAGGTACATATTTTTTTAATTCAGCAGGATCCATATCTTTATCTAATACATCAGGAGGATAAGGCCACCCAGAATTTATACAACAAGAACGAGAACATTTATTAGTATCAATTGGATGAATTGATTGATTTAAAATATTTTCTAAATTTTCACGTAATGTTTTTTTATCTTTATTAAAAGCTGATTCAATGAAAGGCATTACTACTAAAAAGAATATAACAGCAATTATAACAGCATAAATCATTATCTGAATATCTGCGTTATTAAAATTCATATAATATAAATTAGATATTTTTTTCTAATTAAAATTAATGAATTTATTAAAAAAGATTACAGAAAACTCAAAGAAAAAGTTCAAAGAAATTAAGAAAAAAATAGATATTAATAAAGATTACACATTTGATTTTGTTTTTATTAATAAGGAGCCAAAAATATTATTTTTAGAAAATAAGGAAAAGAAATTAATTGGCGACTTTCATTTTTATGGTATATATAACAATGAAAATAAATTATGGACCTGGGCAAATGCTATTCCTAATACTAGTATGGAAAGTATTAAATATGTTGAACAATTAAGATTAAAGGCCTATGTATTTGAAAAGATGGTTAATAATAGTCAATCTGTCTTATTCTTTTATCAATTATTAAATAATGATTCAATGCTAATCCCCGACCAAAAGTATTTGGCTTTAATTATTGATTTGTTACTTTACTTGACTGATGATTTATATATATTTGAACCATCTAATTCAATCGGTAATTTACAAATTATTGGATTGTGTAAAATAAATGAGTTGTATTGATTTTTTATAAAACTTGTTTTAAATTGCTGTAAAGTAATTTTATTACTTTGTATCCATATTTATATTATATAACTTACTCATCTTCTTCTTATCCTTCCCCGATAAAGTAATAAATTCTTGAGTTTTATCAATCTTCAGAAAGAGTTCCAACTCTTTTACTGTAATATCTTTTTTATAGCTTTGTAAAATAGATATTAATTTATCTTCCATATTGTTTTTAATGAAATGATTTGCTAATTGATTAATATATATAATATCATCAATTGATTTATTTGGAATAATCTTTAATAAATTATTTATATTCTTTCGATTAATGTTTTTCAAAGAAGTCTTGTTCAAATCAGAACTAAATTTCATTTTATCATGTGATAAATAATAATCAGTTTCATATCGATTAATCCAAAAAGAAGTATTCAAACAAGTATAAAATCCGTGAATGTTTTGTAAATACCAGTTCTGGTCAGTGTAAATACTGGTTTCAATGTTATCTCCGCGTGATATTGAATCAGACGTTTTCACCAAAGCATAAATAACCTTATTCCAGGATTTTTTTGATTTATGTAAGATTTTCTTGATATAGTGCTCATGAATCATCAAGGGAAGTAAAACTTTCTCCGCCTCATATAATTTAAATATAGTTTCGTGGTCCAAATATTTATTCATTATTTTCTCAGTAGCTTCAAAAAGTCCTACATCTATATTCTTTTCTCTTGATTTTTCAAAGAATTCATTTAAATCTGATAGTAAATTAATCTCTTTAAAATGAAAAGATAATTCTTGTAAAATATTGATAAG